GCCCGCACCTGCGCCTGTTGGCAAAGTCGAAGCGCAAGTATCGACGCCGCAAGATCATGTGTTTAAAGGCCCCGGCGCAGGTAAGACCAAATGACCGAGCTCGGATTTCTCGCGCAGCTTCTTACCAGGCATGAGCTACCACCTGAGACTAAGGACTTCGTGGCTGCCAGGCTTGTCGAGGTGGCGGAGTCATGGACACCAAGGCAGGTAGTGACTCAAGGCCATGTGTCGGTCACAGCCATGCCTACCGGCGTACCGCAAGCCGCGTCCACCTTGGCCATCATGGCGCGTAACCCTGACCTAGTGCCACCACCTGCGCCTGTGCCTGTGGAGCAGATCGCCCAAACCGCAGCGACACAGGCCGCACTGGCCTCTAGGTCGGCGGCGATGCTGGGTGTTACCGATCCAAGCACTGGTAGGAAGCGCAAGTTTTGAAGGTAATCATATGGATAAAAATTTGATTCGATTCATATTTATGCTTTACGCCACAATTTTGGCACTTATTGCATCGGGATTTGGCGCATTGATTTGCTGGCTTTTCATGAAATGAAAGTCAACGAGACATTCTCAGAGGTGTTTATTCATCAGCAGATATCGCCGGAAGCCTACAATGCGCAGCGTATGGCCGAGCTCGAACAGATGGCCAAGTACCGCGCTCTAAAGCTTCAAGCCTATAAGGATTGGTCTGTGGCAGAGAAGCGCGAGAAAATCATCAAGCAAGCGGAAGCAGACCTAACTGAGGCACGCGCTATCTATGCCGCGACCCCTCCAAAGGAAGCCAAGCTTGAATTTGCTCGCCTGGAAGACAGAATCAGGATCACGCCTAAGCCAGTTACCTTTGACATAACCCGCCAACCAAGCCTGTGGCAGAGATTCAAATCGCTCTGGACATAGACAACGAGCAGATGGCCAAAGTCCTGGCTGAGATCGCCAGGCGCACAGTAACGGCTGTGACCGTCAAGCCTGACATTCTCGGCCATTGCGATGTCTTTTGGCAGCAACGCGACTTCATCACTAACCCGGCCAAGCTAAAGGCGCTGTTCTGCACGCGCCGAAGCGCTAAAAGCTTTACGGCTGGCCTATACCTAGTCCACGAAGCGCTGGAAAATCCCGGCTGCAACGTGCTGTTCGTCGGCCTTACCAGGCAATCGGCCAAAAATATTGTCTGGAAGGATATCCTTCGCGTCCTAGACAAGCTGCATGGGCTAAATGCCAAGCCTAACCAAGCTGATCTCACGATGACCATGCCCAATGGCTCACTGATCGCTGTAACTGGGATCGACGCCGATCAATCTGAAATGCTCAAGCTTCTAGGCAGAAAGTGGCGGCTTGTCTGTATCGACGAAGCATCCATGTACACCGTCGACATGCGTAACTTCGTCTACGGTATCCTTGGCCCAGCTATGGTCGATCCCAATGCCGGTGGTGACCGTGGGACTATCGCCATGTTCGGTACAGCGTCCGACTTTCCTCGCGGCCTCTTCTATGACGTCACTACCGGCGCTGAACCAGGATGGGAGCTTTTTAAGTGGACTGCGCACGACAACCACCACGTTGCTAAGCAGTGGCAAGAGAACCTAGAGGACATTCGTAAAAACAGACCGCTGTACATGGAAACATCACAGTTTAGGCAATGGTTTCTTAATGAGTGGGTAGTCGATGAGAATAAGCTTTGTTACCGCTTTAATCCTAGCCGGAATCTTGTATCTAACCTACCTCACCTTTCAACAGCTGGATGGACGTTTGTCCTTGGTATTGACACTGGCTGGGAAGACGATAACGCTTTCGTACTGACAGGATTCCATGAGAATGATCCGCGCTGCTTTGTGGTCAAAGTCTTCTGCCAAAAGAAGATGACCTTTGATCAGGTGGCTCTAAAGACCATGGAGTTTTTAGATGACCGTGAATACCCAATAGCCAAAGTATTCATCGACGGCGCGAACAAGCAAGGCGTCGAGTCGATGCGCCAGCGCTACGGCATTGCTTTCGAGTATGCCGAGAAGCAAGACAAGGCCACCTTTATTGAGCTTTGCAACGCCGATCTAGTCCAGGCCAAAGTCGTGTTCCTAGACAACGACGACACCAAGGACCTTCGAGACGAGATGCTGGCGCTGGTATGGGTGACTGACGGCGATACCATCAAGCTCCCCAAGAAAGAGCATTCAGCACTTCCCAACCACAGGTGTGACGCTTTCCTTTACGCCTGGCGTAACGGCTACCATTACCATTGGGGAGCCTTGGCACCTGTCATCCCGATCGGCTCGAAAGAATGGTTTGCCAAGCAAGCTGAAAGCATATGGGACAGGGAGCGCGTCCTACTGGAAGCTCAAGCCTCCAAGGGCGACTGGCCTACCGAGCCACAAGGTTGGTAGCTCCTATTGCCCGGAAGCTAGCGGGCAATTGCGCTCATTAGCGGGCAATTGGGAAGGATTGCACAAGCTATTGATTTCACTTGGTTTAAACCTGCCTTTATATCAGCGTAGTTTTCCTCTATTGCCCGCATGTTTAGGGCAATTGAGCGGTTTCGCACATGCGCTTGTAATCACTGGCGTTAAATCATCCACTGTAAATGGACCATTTCCGTCAGAGACAGTCGGCATTTATTCAAGCATTGGAAATTGCACATAAAAAAACCGTCCATTTTAATTTGGACGGTTTCTTGTAATTGGTGGCTGGCAAGGATGGGCTCGAACCACCGACCGAGAGAGTAACAGTCTCTTGCTCTACCAACTGAGCTACTTGCCAAAGATGTCTGGTAGCGGGAGTCAGAATCGAACCGACCGATATCTAGGTTATGAGCCTAGCGAGACCCCATTTCTCCATTCCCGCCGCAATATAACCATTTTGCACATAGATAGACGCGATTTCCTACCAAAAAGGATCAAAATGCTGCCTTTTTTAAAACATAAGCAGGAAGCAATAGCAGGTGGGCCGGATGATGAAATCATGCGCAAGCCTGATGAAGAAGAAGACTATGAGATGCTCGATGCTATTGCCGAAGACATATTAGCAGCTATTGGTAAGAAGGATGTTAAGCTTTTAAAAGAAGCCTTAACTTCTTTAGTAGAGCATATCAAGGAAGATGACAGGATAGAAGACGCCAAAACATACTCAGGAGAAGTTTAAATGACCATCAATAGCTTATCGCCCATTGCATCGACTCCTGTAGCTGGTCTGGGTACGCAGACTTTCAATGTCCCGGCTACCGGGCTCTATACCGTTGGCTTCAAGATCTTTGTCCCATTTGCGCAGGGTACCTCTGGCGACTCGACAAGCCTTGTTGGCCAGTCTGGCTTGCAAGTCGTCGTCGCACTCAATGCCGTGACGAAGCTCACGGTTGGCGGCTCGGCCACTAACCCAACACCTACCCAGCCAATCGTCGGCGGCTCCATCGTCCTGCAATGCACGGCCAGTGACGTTCTCACGGTGGTTCTATCCTCTGTAAACGCAGTGGACGCAGCGCCCAACGCAGTCAAAGGCATCATCAACATCTTCGCAGGGGAATAACCATGAGCATGGCCATTGCGTACCGGCTGGGTAAGAAGAAGCACGACAAGGGCGTCCATAAGCCTGTGGGCGAGGAACGTTACGGCCGAGGTGCCAGCGAAGCGGGCGAAGACTACCGCGATTACAAGTCCGAGCCTAAAGGCGCTTTCTCCCGCGAAGGCGCGGAAAGCTCCAAGGATAAGCACAAGGACATCCTGGCCGAGCTTATGGGTATGCGCGGCGGGAGAGAGAACCTAGCTTGCGGCGGGGAAGTTGGCGAAGACGATATGATCTCCAAGATCATGGCCAAGCACTATTCGGAAGGTGGCAGGCTTGCCAACAAGACTGAGATCACCGCCGATTTCGAGCCAAACGAGTTTGACGAGCTCGACTTAGACGACGACCTAGAGCAGCACGACACAGGAGCTAACTCGGGCGATGAGCTTGGAGACCATCAAGAGGACGAAGACCGGCACGATATCGTGTCTAAAATCATGAGATCCCGCGCCAAGCGCGACAAGCTTCCAAGGCCAGCATGAACCTCACAGAGCTTAAAAAGCTTCTGACTTTGTGCCGTAAGCAGGGAGTTACCGAGATTGACTTTGAAGGCATCAAGGTCAAATTCGGTGACCTTCCTGCGCCTAGGAAAACTGCGGACGGCGAAATCGAAGCGGAAGACGAAGACGAGTTAACGCCTGAACAACTCATGTTCTACAGCGTAGGTGGTCAACAATGAAAATCAGCAAGTCCGATGGTGGTCCATCCAAAATTACGATGAAGACCAAAGGCAAAGACACCGATGGTACCGCCATCCTTGCTGAATGGTGGAAGGCTGAGGACGAAGCGCAACTATGCGCTGAGCTTTGCGGTACCGCTGCGTACCTAAAAACCGCACAGACCTACCGCATTCGCCAGCTAGCCGTGGACATTCGCCTTTACTGTGGCCTATCGGTCTATTCCTACGCTGGTTCTAACGTGTCCAAGATGGACAAAACCAAGTCCCTGCCAGATGACAAGCCAACCTTCAACCTCGTATCTGTAGCCACCGATACGCTGGTATCTAGGATCGGCCAAAACGAGCCTACGCCTAAGTTTCTCACCGATGGTGGAGACTACCGCGAGCGCCACCTTGCACAGCAGCTTAACCAGTTCATCATCGGCGAGTTTTACCAAACTAAAGCCTACACCAAGGGCAAAAAGATGTTTCGCGATGGCCTTGTTATGGGTGCCAGCGCTTTGAAAGTATATGAAGGCCACGACGATAAGGTGCAAGTCGACCGCGTCATGACCACGGACCTTTACGTAGATGACAATGACGCTCTAAACGGCGAGCCGCAGCAGCTAATACAGCTAAAGCTCATGGACCGTGACAAGCTGGCTGCCAATAACCCAAAAGCCGCTGGCATCATCGACGCCACGCCACAATCCTACCCGGATAATTCACCTGATTCTGGCAGGACTACCGCCGATCAGGTCATGGTGTTTGAAGCCTGGAAGCTGCCATCTGGCGATGATCCAAAGGCACCTGGCTACCTACCGGGCCGCCACACCATTGCAACGTCTAGCGGAGTCATCTTTGATGAGCCATGGCATAAGCCAAAATTCCCCTTCGTGTTTTTCAACTACTCAGATCCGTTCTTGGGATTTTGGGGCCAAGGTCTGGCTACTCGGCTCTTTGGTACGCAGCTTTCGCTCAACAGAATCCTACACGTTATCAGCAAAGCCATCATGCTCGTTGGAGTACCAAGGGTATTCATTGATCAATCTTCAAAAGTTGTCAAAGCTCACCAAAACAACGAAATCGGCGTCCTTATCACCTACTCAGGAACAAAGCCAAGCTACGAAGTAGCGCCGTGCAACGCTCCTGAGCTTTATGCCGAGAGAGACAAGCTCATCAGCTATGGCCTTAAGCAAGAAGGCATCAGCGATATGCAGGCCACAGGCGAGAAGCCGCAGGGCCTTAATTCCGGCGAAGCTGTGCGCTCGTTTGAAGACGTGAATGATGCTCGTTTCTCGGAGACATCGAAGAAATACGACAAGATATTCGTCGACCTCGCCTATCTGATCGTCGACACGGCAAGAGATATCGCCAAGCGTACCGGCAAGTACCAGACTGTGTACCCGAACAAGGATGGCACCAAAGAAATCGACCTACCTAAGATGTCGATCCTCGATGATCCATTCGTCATTCAGTGCTTCTCGGAATCCTCGCTCCCAAGGTCTCCGGCCGGGCGCATCGCAGCCATCACCGAGAGAGTCCAATCCGGCATGCTCACGGTGAAAGAAGGCCGCAGGCTGATGCACTACGAGGACTTGGAACAAGACGAGAAGCTAGATAACGCTTCGGAAGAGAGAATCTTCAAGTACCTAGATGAGATTGTCGAGGACGGCAACTATACGCCTCCCGACATCTTTATGGACCTCGCCTTAGCCAACGAGCTTACGGTGAAGTACCTAAACCTCTACCTGGCCTGCGGTTTGGAAGAGGAAAAGGCCGAGCGTCTGCGTACCTTTTGGAAGCAGGTCAACACGCTTATCCAAGCCGCCATGCCACCGCCTCCGCAGCCGATGCCTGGACCACCACAGGCCGCGCCGGAAGCGCCACCAACCTCGCCGCTTGTGCCTAACGCACCTAACCAGGCGGCTTAACAAGGGAATTTAATGAAAATATCAGCGGTACCATCCATCGGCAATACTGCCGGTGGCGTCACTACGGGCGCAGAGCCTCAAGTTTCTCGCGTCCAACAGCTGCGTACTCAGCTGATGCGCACGAACGCATCGCCGGAACAATACGAGTTGCCAGCGCCAGATATAACCATTCCAGACAATAATAGTGATGGAGTAGCGGACGAAGAAACGAAACCGCTTTCCCCCCAACTTGCCGCCATCGCAAAACAACGGCGGGCTCTCCAAATCAAAGAGAGAGAGATTGCAGATAGAGAGAAGGCGCTGAGCGAAAAGCCTGCTACCCAAGCTGGTGGAGTAGATCTAGCCAAATTGAAGTCCGATCCATTGGGTGTCCTGCAAGCCGCTGGCGTCACGTACGACATGCTGACTGAGGCAATCTTACAGTCAAACGATGGTTCATCCGCCCAGATCCGGGCACTGGAAGCAAAGCTTGAAGCTCTCGAAAAGGGAGTGGATGAAAAGCTTTCTGACAGAGAAACGCAAGCTGAGAAGCAAGTCCTTGCAGAAATGCAGAGAGAAGCTACGCAGCTAGTCGCCGAAGGTGAAGACTTCGAGCTCGTAAGAGAGACAAAGAGCGTACCGGACGTGATGAAGCTGATCGAGAAGACTTACCGGCAAACCGGCGAAGTCTTGGAAGTCAGGGAAGCACTCAAGATAGTGGAAGACTACCTGATTGAGGAAAGCGAGAAGCTTGCTGGAATCTCTAAAATTCGGAAACGCTTTGAGCCTGATCCGAGTGGCATGTTGAGACAACCACAGCCACAAATGCGAACGTTGACAAACCGGGACACCGCGCAAGTCCCATTGACACCGAAGCAAAGGGCTCTTGCGGCATTTAGAGGTCAACTAAAACGATAAAAGGAGCCATCAATGGCTGTTTCTCCTGTATATGCGAATAGCTCTAACCAGCTGGCGGCTCTAAAAGAGCTTTATTCCGACGACAAAGATTACATGAAAAATATCGTGTATTCTAAAAACCCTTTCCTGGCACTCGTTCCAAAGAACGAAAGTCCTGATGGATTTGCCGGTAAGTACATTCCAGTGCCTCTGGAATACGGCAACCCTCAAGGCCGTTCGCACACCTTTGCGAACGCTCAAAACCAGCAAACCGCATCGGACGTGGTGTCTTACTTCGTCTATGCAATCCAAGATTATCAGCTGGTCACCATCACCAACTTGCTGATGGAGCAAACCAAGTCCAACGCAGGCGCTTTCGTCGATGAAGCAAGCCGCACTTTGGACAACGGTTTCCGCAACATTAGTAACAACATGGCTTTTGAGCTTTTCTACGGCGGGACAGCTAGCCGTGGTCAAATCTCCGCTGCTGGCGTGAGCTACTCCGCTCCCACGGTGACTTTGACTCTGGCCAACAGCCAATCGGTTGTTCAGTTTGAAGTCGGCATGACGCTCCAGGCTTCGGCTACGGACGGCGGCGCAGCACTTCAAAACGCTCCCGGCACCATCGACGCGAGCCAAGTGACCTCGGTTAACCGTGGAACAGGTGTCATCAGTGGCACTGTGGTCCAAGGCGCTCCGCAAACCTCTTGGGCCGCTGCAAGCTACCTGCAAGTCCTTGGCGATATCGGTATCGCTGGGTCCAGCACCATTGCCGGTATGCTTGGCCTATCGGGCTTGGCCGCTTGGGTCCCTTCGGTTGATCCTCCATCGACGGACAACTTTTGGGGCGTTAACCGCTCGGCCGATCCTACTCGCCTTGGTGGTTTGCGTTACAACGCAGCTAGCCAGTCGATTTCCGAAGGGCTGACCAGCGCCTTGGCGTTTGGTAACCGCGAAGGGGCTAGTTTTGACCTGATTGTCTTAGATTTCCTGTCATATTCGACACTTATCAATGAACTCGGAGCCAAGGTGCAATACGTGCAGCTCGCCCATGATGAAGTGGAAGTTGCTTTTGAAGCGATTCACTTTCATTCTGCCTACGGCAAGATTCCAGTCTTGGCCGATCGTAGCTGCCAGCCACAAACGGCATGGTGCCTCGATACCAAGACCTGGAAGCTGCGCACTTTGGGCAAAGCTCCGCACATTTTGACCTACGGCATGGAAGGTCTTGAAGGCCTGCGCGTGGGCAACGCCGATGCTTTGGAGATCCGGATTGCTTACTACGGCAACTTGATCAACTCGGCTCCCGGTTACAACATGCAAGTGGCTTTATCGGCTTGATAAAAAAATCTTAGATGGTTTTCCCACGGCTTAAAACCCCGTGGGTTTTTTTATAAAAGATAACCATTCCATACGATAATGAGGCCGGGATTTTCCTGGCGCACTGGCGCGCAAGTGGTTGGCAGCTACGCGCAGAGAAATTTGCCATCACTCTAGGGGACAGCCTATGGCTTCGAGCGCACGCGGATTTGGCCTTAACGGCAAAAGCTATTACACCAACGTTGTGACACCACAGGACGTTAGCCTAAATTTTGTCGTTGATTCGGCAAACGGCAACGGGCTTGGTGTCCGTTCAATTAAGTCTAACGGCTATGTCCAAGCCGTATTTATGAAGACTTCCGCCACGCCTGGCGTGATCAATGGCCTAACGAATCCAAACCCACAGGCCGGGTTTGCGGTGGTGCGCTTTCGCAACAACTTCAACGTGTACCTTGGCGGCTTCTCCGGCCAGGTGGTTCCTGTGACTTCGCCTGCGACCACAGCACTGACTGCGGGCAACGTCTATGTGATCACGGTGCTTGGCACGACCACACAGGCACAGTGGGTTGCTGCTGGCCTTGATCCTGGATTCACTGCTGCTGTTGGTGCAACATTTGTTGCAGCTGCCACGGCGTCCTTGTCTGGTACCGGCAAGGTCGGTATCCCAGGTGTCGGCAACACTCTTGTAGTCAACGCTGTAGGCGACACAAAGGCGACGATTGCAAGCTCTAACCTTTCAAATGCAGGCGCACAGGCCGTAGTTCAGTTTTCCGCTGCAACGGCTGCTGGTAATACCGCGCTCGTCGCTACCGCTCCGGCCGATGGCACTGCGGTAGGTATGACCTTCAAGTTTGACGCATCCTCGGTAACGATCGACGGCTTGTAAGCGCTGAGATTTGACTAGGCTGGTAGGTTCGCGCCTGCCAGCCTTTTAACCGAGGTTTACCATGGCAGTGATACCCTACCAGCCACAGCAAGTGATTGTTGAACAGGCTGATGGAAATATTCTTGTATCCTGGAAAGCTGCGCAGGGCGCTACTGGCTACCTGGTGCAACGCTCGACCGATGGCGTCAACTTTGCCACGGTGGCAACCCTTGGCCAGGTGACAAGCTACCTTGATTCCTTTCCCGGGATCGGGGTGACTTACTATTACCAAGTGGCATCGACGAACATTGCGGGCACGTCCGTTTACTCGTCGATTGTGTCGATGGTGGCCGCTCCGCCATCCGAGATGAGCCTAGGGGAGCTTAGGCTTAGGTGCCAGGAAACGGCAGACCGCGTTAACTCGCAGTTTGTCAAAAAGACTGAGTGGAACGCATTCATCAGGCTAGCCATGTATGAGCTTTATGATTTGCTCATAACGTCCTATGAAGACTATTACGCAAATCAGTATGTGTTTATAAATACCAACGGGACCATCAAGGACTATCCTTTGCCAGATGGTGCGACCAACTATCTTGGTGGCACCTACCCGGATACGGCTTTAGGCACGCCAGCGCAGGCGTTTTACAAGCTTTCCGGCATGGATCTAGGCATCAATACCAGCAACAATGCTTGGGTCACGCTTCTAAAGTTCGACTTTATTGAGCGCAATAAATACGTTTACCCAAACAGCACTAGCACCATCTATGGTGTCTATAACATGCGTTATAGGCTGATGGGTAATAAGGTTAATATCATCCCGACACCTGCTGGTAATCAGCAAATCCGCATGTGGTACACACCAAGATTACCTGCGCTTTTGCAAGATAATGACCTCACCACCTTGGGATTTTCTGGCTGGCTTAGGTACGCGATTGTTCGCACGGCAAAATATGCCTTGGACAAAGAAGAATCCGACACGACGAAGCTTGATGAAGAGTTAGCCTTCTTAAAGCTGCGTATCGAGCAAACGGCGTCCAACCGGGATATCGGCGTGGCGGACACCATATCGCCAACAAGAGCCGATCCTTTGCTAGGCAACATGGGCTTTGGTGGCGGCGGGGGGCAAGGTGGCTGGTAGTCTTTCGACAAAGCTACCATGGGACTTGGCTAACCCAAAGTGGGCGGCAAGTCTCAATCCTTTGCTGGCAAATACGCTTATTCAAGGCAGCCAGATCGACGGCATTATCCTCACGGCTGGCGTGGCAAAGGCCATCAACCACAATCTTGGCCAGCTTCCAAACGGTTGGTTTGTGGTTGATAATGTAGCTAACAGCAATATCTGGCGCACGCAGGCATTTACGACCACGGTACTGACTTTGCAGGCATCGGCGAACACTACTATCAGCATTTGGGTGTACTAATGGCGAATACGACAATTACTCCGAATATGAATCTAGTGGTGCCTGTAGTCGCTACCGATCCTGGTCC